CCGTTGCTGCGCCTGCGGAATATCTGGTGCGCAGGCTTACGCCCGGCGAGTGCTGCAGACTGCAGGGCTACCCGGACGGCTGGTGCGAGAACCTTGAAAGCCCCGCGCCATCCAATCAGGAAACAGACCGCTGGGAAGCGATCTTCGAGGAATGGCGCACGGCCATGGGCGGAAAAACGAAGCCCAAACCCCGCCGGCAGATCATCCGCTGGCTGCAAAATCCCCATACGGATTCCGCTGAATACAAAGCGTACGGGAACAGCGTCGCGGTACCGTGCGTCTTTTTTGTTCTCGCGGGGATCGTGTGGGCAATGGAAGAAGGTGAGCAAAATGAGAACGATTAACCTGAACGGCTACATTGACGAGGAGGTCTGGTACGGCGACGAGATCACGCCGGCCATGCTGCACGACGTGCTCTACGGTGAAAACAGCGAGTTTTCCGACGATGTGCGCATTATCCTGAACAGCTATGGCGGCTCGTGCAACGCCGCCGTTCGAATGCACGACGATATCCGCGCCTATCCGGGCAAGGTGCATCTGGTGATCTCGGGCACGGCGGCTTCGGCAGCGACGGTGCTTTCCGCGGCGGCGGACACGCTGGAGATGACGCCTGGCAGTCTGTATATGATCCACGATCCGTCCACTGTCGCCTGGGGCAACGAACGGGACTTCAATGAAGCCATCGCGCTGCTGAAAGCCTGCAAAGAGAGCATCCTCAACATCTATTCCCGACGCAGTCCCATTGACCGCGGCACACTGGCGGCGATGATGACCGCCACCACCTGGATGGACGCGGGCGCGGCGCTGGCGCAGGGCTTTATCGACGGCGTGGCCGACCCGCAGACGTGCCCCACGGATTCGGCGGCAGTGCGCACAGTGAATCGCAAGGATGCCGAAGCGAAGGTGCGGCTCTGGCTGGAGCGCTGTCATGCCCGAAAGCAGGAAAACGCCGCCGCTCCGCCTGCGGCTGCACAGTGCGAATGCTCTGGCGTTCCCGCGGCCCAGCTGCGCAGACGGCTGGATCTCATCAAACCCAACGACCGATAATTTTGGAGGTACAACATGAGCAAGATTCTTGAACTGCGTCAGAAGCGCGCCGAAGTCTGGGATAAGGCCAAGACTTTTCTGGACGAGCGCACCAATGAAAACGGCGTGATGACCGCCGAGGATTCCCAGCAGTACGAGCGCATGGAACAGGAAGTGGTGGATCTCGGCCATACCATCGACCGCATGGAACGTGCGGAGCAGATGGATCGCGAGATGAACGAGCGCGTCAGTCCGAACCTCGCATCCCGCCCCATGCGCACGCAGGAGACCCTGCGCGGCATCGCGTCGGCGGAATACCGCAACGCCTTCTGGAAGCACATGCGCGATATCGACCGGCGCAGCCCCGAAGTGCGCAACGCCCTGCAGGTGGGCACGCTGTCCGAGGGCGGCTACACCGTCCCCGATGAGTTCGAGCATCAGCTGATCCAGGGACTGGAAGAGGAAAACATCATGCGCGGGCTGGTGCATAAAATCACCACTTCTTCCGGTGATCGCAAGATTCCGCTGGTGACCGCCCGCGGCTCCGCCTCCTGGATTGAGGAGGAGGCGGCCATCCCCGAAAGCGACGACACTTTCGGTCAGGTGACCCTGGGCGCTCACAAGGTGGGCTGCATGATCCGCGTGTCGGAAGAATTGCTGCACGACAGCGCCTTCGATCTGGCCGCCTATATCGCCGGCGAGTTCGCCCGCCGTGTGGGCGCGGCCGAGGAAGAGGCCATACTCACTGGCAGCGGCACCCACAAGCCCACGGGACTGCTGCACGACAGCCTGGGGGCGGAGCTGGGCGTTACCGCCGCGTCCGCTGTGGCCATTACCGCGGACGAGCTCATCGACCTGCAGCATTCCGTGAAGTCCGGCTATCGCCGCAAGGGGCTTTGGATCATGAACGACGCCACACTGAAGCTGCTGCGCAAACTGAAGGACGGTCAGGGCAATTTCATCTGGCAGCTGGGTCTGCTGGCGGGTCAGCCGGACACCCTGCTCAACCAGAAGGTCATGATCTCCAACTACATGCCCCTGCCCACGGCGGGTAACAAGGCCATTCTGTACGGCGATCTCAGCTATTACTGGCTGGCGGATCGCGAGGGCCGCGCTCTGCAGCGCCTGGACGAGCTGTACGCCGCGCAGGATCAGGTTGGCTTCAAGATCACCCAGCGCGTGGACGGCCGTCTGCTGCTGCGCGAATCCGTGAAGTGCCTGCAGATGAAGGCCGCGTAAGAAAGAGAGGTGCTGCATCATGATGAAAGCTGAACCAGTTCCGGACCTCACCCGGAATACCCACAACTATTTTGCTCAAGGCGGCAATGAGCTGGTCATCGGCGGAAAGCTGACCTTTCTGCCCGGCGCGGTCATCGAAGGCGGCGACGATCTGTTTACGCCTTCGCCGCCCTTTGACCAGATCGCATATGTGCCTGACAGCGAGGCGACTACCATCGCCGCGCTGAAGGACGACTATAACGCCCTGCTGGCGACCATTCGCAATGCGGGGCTGATGGAATCCGCTCCGTCCAACTGAGGTGAGCGGCGATGATCGTTACCGTGGATGAGGTCAAAATCCATCTCCGCATTCAATGCGATGAAGAAGACGCCTATCTGACCAGCCTGATCGCGCAGGCGCAGGCCGCGGCGGAGGATTACTGCCGGACGCAGTTTTCCGATCCCGCGCCTGAGCCTGTGCGGCTGGCGGTTCTGCTCATGGTGGGTTTCTACTATGAGAACCGGGATATTCCTGACATGACCACCTACAAGGCCATGCGGATGGCGTTTGACAGCCTGCTGTATCCCTATCGCGATCCGGAGAAAATGTTTTGAGGCGAGATACAGCATATTGTGGATAAGCCTGTGGAATGTGTGAATATGTTGTGCTTCAACAAAGGAGGTGACGGCTCATGCGCGGCTATAAAAACTTCGAAGGCACGCCCCATCCCGGGGATCTGTGCCATCTGGTGGAGATCGGCTATACCGAAAATGCGATCAACGCAAACGGCTATCCCGAGCCGAAGGACGTGGTACTCTGCCGCGTGTGGGCGTCCGCCGTCGACGCGGGCAACCAGCATTATCGGGCTGCGGACGTAATGAATACCGAGCAGGTCGTCAACTTCACCATCCGCTATCGCAAGGACGTGAAGCCCGGCATGTGGGTGAAATTTCAGGATGAAAAGTGGATCATCTCCACGCTGGGCGAGTATTCGTTCAAGAAAACGTACCTCGGTCTGAAAGCGTCCATTGCGAAGGGAGTGAGCGGCTGATGCATCAGGTACAGGAAGCACTCAAAAACATCGGTATCCCCGTCATCGCCGGCATCTGGCGCGCCACGTCCGAAAATCAGAATCCGCCGCTGCAATACGTGGTCTATTCCAGCACCACCACGGAGACGGCCTTTCAGGACGACCGCCCTGCAGGATACCGCACTTACATCTATCTGAATCTGTGGAGCGATATCGACCCCACCGATATGGCAAATCGCATCCGACAGGCGATGTACGATGCGGATTTCTGGATGCTGGAAGAGAGCGATAAGGGCTACAATCAGCCCGCCTACGACCCCGCCACCCGCACCTATACCGTGCAGTGGACATGGGTTTACTGGCAGGAGGCTCCGCTGGGAGGAAATGGCCATGTCGATGGAATTGCAGGGCTTTGATAACCTGAAGGATGACCTGACCAACATGGCGTCCAATCTGGAGTTCGGCGCGGGCGTGAACCGCGCGCTGCAGGAGGGTGCAAAGCCCATTGAAGAGCAGATGCTCCACAACGCCGCTTCCGATCCTCAAATTATCACCGGCGCGCTGCACGGTTCCATTCGTACCCACAGTGTCCGAAAATCCCGCAGCGGCGGCAAGTACATCACCATCGGCGTAAAGCATTCCGAAAAGGGCGCATACTATGCCAATCCAGTCGAGAAAGGCCATGGCGGCCCCGGCCCTGCTCCGGCCCATCCCTTCGTTCGCCCCGCCTTTGACGTGCGAAAGGACGAGGCGTACCAGATCATGAAGAACATTCTCAAGGATGAATTACTGAAATAAATACGAGGAGGACAACCCCATGCCCAATCCCGCTGCTTCGCCCGCCGTAAGCTCTACGGTGGGCCTTAAAAATATGGTCATTGCGCCGCTGACAGTGGATACCGAGGAGACGCTGACCTACGGCGATCTTCAGCTGGTCGCCGGCGCAATCGAGGCGTCCATCACGCCTCAGAACGCCGATCCGGATGTACAATATTTCGATGATCAGGAAGGCGATGTTCTGTATCCCGATCCCGAACTGTCGTTTAAAACGAAGCTGGCTGATCTGCCCCTGATCATTCAGGAGATGATCTTCGCCAACAAAATCGACTCCAATGGCGTGCTCATCCGCTCTTCCACCGACAAGCCGCCCTATTTCGCGGTGGGATTCAAGAGCGAGAAGGCGAATCACAAGTTCCGTTATATCTGGCTTTACAAAGTCCGCGCCAAGCCCGTAACTGAGAATTACGCCACGAAGGAAGGCAAGTCCATCACCCGCCAGACCGGCGAAGTCGAATGGACGGCCATTCGCCGCACGCACGACAATCAGTATCAGGCGGTTGCGGACGAGGACGAGAACGGCGTGCGCCCGGATAGGGTGCTGTTGACAGTAGCTTAAGGTACTACCCTGCAAAGATACCGCAGGAGTCCTTCTGTCTAACCGAAAGGCGAAAGCTGGTACGGGAACATAGCATGACAGAAACAGCGGTAAGTCACCTAAAGGTAATCGGGTGCGACCGAACCGCAAGGACAAGTAGATATGAGGATGAAGCTGGGTTTGCTAACGTGAGTTCTGAGTTTCTCTTTCGTCCGAGACGATGGAAATTTACCTGAGACCATCGGTGTGGAATCACTGCGTTAATCCGTTGCGCAATGAGTGTATCGACAAAATCCACACGACACGCCGGAGAACCGGCAGTAAAGGAACGAAAACGCATCCGACAATCTATATACCTATCAACAGCATTAACCGGGGATTGCCTAAATCGGAACGCCTGAAAAGGCTATGCGTAATGCTCCATAGTGATAAATTTCAAGGCTCCGCCAAGAAAGATGACGCTGAATATCCGACAAGGCAACGGAGTGCCCGTAGTAGTCCGAGATGGAGAAGAGCCATTACATGGCGAAGGGGCACAGTCAATACGTACCAACATCAATGTTGATTAGGGAGGAAAACCTCAAATGAAACCAACAACGGAGATATTGGCAAACATGAGCAGGAATTCTTCTGCCCATCATGATGAAGTTTTTACCAGAGTATACCGTTACCTACTACGCCCCGACCTGTATTTTGCTGCATACAAGCGTCTACAGGCGAATAACGGAGCAGACACACGTGGTGTTAATGATGACACCGCTGATGGATTCAGCGAAAGAAAAATCAACTGCATTATCGAAGCGCTGAAGAATGGCTCTTATGAACCGTTGCCAGTGCGCCGAACATACATCCGGAAAAAGAATAGTCCGGCCAAGAAGCGTCCTTTGGGACTTCCGACATTCACGGATAAGCTGGTTCAGGATGTCATGCGGATGGTGTTGGAAGCAATCTACGAACCTGTTTTTTCCGACCTCTCACATGGATTTCGTCCCAACCGCAGCTGTCATACTGCGCTTCGGGAAGTAAAATACGGTTTTTGCGGAGTAAGATGGTTCATAGAGGGCGATATTCGAGGGTGTTTCGACAATATTGATCACAATGTGCTGATTTCGCTGTTATCCAAAAAGGTAAAAGATGCCCGATTCCTCCAGCTTATCAGGAAATTCCTTAAGGCAGGATATTTGGAAAACTGGGTATATCACAGTACCTACAGCGGTACTCCGCAAGGAGGCATACTTTCGCCTATCCTTGCCAATATCTATCTGCACGAATTGGATATGTTTGTGGAAAAACTGAAAAAGGACTTCTACAAATCGCCGGAAGCGCAGTACACACGTGAATACAACCGGATTCGCGCAAGAGTCGGAAAACTGAGTAAGAAAATTGCCAGTGCAGAAGGCTCAGAGAAGATTGCCCTTGTAGCGCAGTGGAAAGAGGAACGGCAGAAGCTGCTGCACACACCCTCTCGCTCCCAAACAGATAAAGAAATCAGATATGTAAGATACGCTGACGATTTTATCATTGGAGTAAGAGGAACAAAGGAAGACTGCGCTCAGATAAAAGAAGCACTGAAAGCTTTTATCGGCAATGCGCTGAAAATGGAATTGAGCGATGAAAAGACGCTCATCACCCACAGCAGTGAAGCAGCCAGGTTTCTGGGGTACGATATCCGCATACGCAGAAACGAAACAACAAAGAACGTTGGCGGACTTCCGCGCAGAGCGTTAAACAATCAAACCGAATTGCTCATCCCCTTGCAGGACAAAATTATGAACTTCCTGTTTTCGCATGGCGTTATCATGCAACACGAAAACGGAACGATTGAACCTGTCAAGAGAGCGCAGTTGGTCTGCCTAACTCCTTTGGAAATCGTCGAAACGTATAACTCTGAACTTCGCGGGATGTGCAACTATTACGGTATTGCAAGTAATTTCAAGGACTTACACTATTTTTCTTATCTCATGGAATATAGCTGTCTGAAAACTTTAGGCGGTAAACACAAGATGACGATAAGCAAAATAAAGCAGAAGTATGCTGACGGGCATGGTGGATGGGCTATTCCGTACACCAAAAAGACGGGCCCGGCTCTCAGATACTTCGCAAACTATCATGACAGCAAGGTCAATGCGAAATCTTTCAAATTGACATGCCAAGATAGCATTTGCAACAGATTTCTACAGTTTAGAGGTTCTGTGAATTCCCTTGAAAGCAGGCTCAAAGCCAAACAATGCGAACTGTGTGGAAGCACTACTGCCGATCGATACGAACTTCATCATGTACATAAGGTTAAAGACCTTAAAGGTAAGGCTGAATGGGAACGCTGCATGATCGCAAAGCGGCGAAAGACTCTTGTGGTATGTTATGACTGCCATTTAGCTATCCATGGGAAAACGAAAAGGTTAACTGCTTCATCGAGTATTGATGGCGAGCCGGATGCACTGAGAGGTGCAAGTCCGGTTCTGGGAGGGGACTGCGCAAACCTGCCTCAGACATGAGGCAAGGCGGCGTTTTCCTACTCTACTTTACCGCGGCGAAGGGTGCGACGTTCCTGCAGAGTGTGTACGAGCCGGTCTTTACAACGGGCGGCTGATCTGTCTTTTTTATCTCTCCGCACAGCACGGCGCTGTGCGGGGATCCCTTCATATTATATAGGAGGTTCCGATCATGATTACCTGTACCCTCAAGGATAAGAAATACGCGGTGGATTTCATCTCCGGGCGCGCGCTGCGCGAGATGGAGCCCGCGGCGAAAATGTATGCCAAAATCGTGGCGTTGTCCAACGCCGCCGTTAAGGGAGAAGAGATTCCGCAGGATGAACAGATTAGCGTCACCGACGCGATGGACGTGATGATCCGCTGGTTCTGTCTGTTGTTCGGGAATCAGTTCAGTCCGGATGACGTGCTGGACGGCTATCCCGTGGATCGCCTGATGCATGACATTGCGTTGGCATTGATGGCCGTGCAGACCCAAACCACCGAAATCCTCAGCGAATTCCCTACGAAGGCGGCGAAGGAACCAGTGAGTCCGCCGAAAACGGCGGAAGCGGAAGAGATCCCGCTGTTCTGACGCTGCCTGAATTCATCTATTCCACCTATAACTCATTGCTGGAATCCGGCTGGCACATGGATGAGATCGACCGCATGGATATGCCAGGGTTTCTGAAAATGCGCGCATGGAACGCCAGACAGGAGCAGAAAAAGAAAGAACCTCGCCAACGCTACATTGACGAGGTGTGGACAGAGCTGAAGCCGGTCAATTCTCAATGAACAGTGCTCTCAGGCAGTCCTGCCGCTGATGTAGAATTCGGATAACGACTACATCGCTGTCATTGCTGAGATAAAACACACAGTAATTTTCGCATACCAGGTATCGATAGTCTGTGTGAACGGGAATTAGCGCATCCAGAGGACGTCCTCTTCCGGGAAAGTCTGACAGAGAGGCGATGCTCTTTTTCAGGAGTCCCATGATTCGCACGGCCGCGTCAGGATTGCACAGCTCTTCCGAGATGTACTGGCGGATCTGGACGAGGTCTTTTCGGGCTTCCCTCGATACGATAATGCTCACGGTCAATCCTCCAGACCGGCAAACGCCGCGTCCAGTGTCAGCCCGCCTTCTTTGCGAATGGATTCTACGCCTCTGGAAAGCTCGGCCAGCAGCTTTACTGCAGCCTGCAGCTTTTCATACTCGGCCAAAGACTGCACCACGTACTTGCCGCGCCCATTCTTGGTCAGGTAGACAGTGGAGCCGTCGTCACAATTGCGAAGAACTTCACTGTAGTTCTTCAGATCGGAAATCGGCACAATATTCGTCATGCTGCATCCCTCCTACGACTATAGTATACCCGAATATACCGATAAATTCAACCCCAAATATCGCTAAAAATTTGAACCGCTGATGAAGCGCTGATTGGTGCATGGCAGTTTCAAAACACGAAAAAATTCCTATTTTTAAAAGTGGAAGCAGAGAAAATAGCCGATGAAAGACGCCGTTCGCAACATCATTTTTCTTTTGTCCGAAAGGCAGGTGAGCCGGCATGAGCGAGACGCTCCGCGATCTCGTGGTATCTCTGTCGCTGAACAGCGATAACTTCACGCGCAATATCAAATCCATCAATAAGCAGATCCAGGAGGCGGAGTCGGCGTTCCGGCTGGCCTCCGCTGGGGTGGAGAATTTTGAGACGACCACGGCTGGTCTGTCCTCCAAGTTATCTACGCTTCAGCGAACCTTTCAGCTTCAGCAGGACGCGGTCGGTCAGTACGAGCGTGCGCTCCAGCAGGCCAGCGACAAGCTGCAGGAGTGCTATGCCCGGCAGAATGACTACGTCCAGCGACTCGTGGATGCGAAGGACAAACAGCTGCTGCTGAAAACGGAAGTAGCCAGCGCCGCTCAGGCGTATAAGCACTATAAGAATACGCTGGGCGAAACGGACTCCGCGACCATCGCCGCGAAGACGAATCTGGACGCCTATAAGGGCGAGTATCGCATCGCGGTTCAGGAAGTCAAAAAGCTGGAAGGTCAGAACGTCGCGCTGAAAAAATCTACGCAGAACGCGGCGGACGCATTCTCCGCGGCGCAGACCAAACTGAACGGCGCGAAGGGCGCGGTCAAAGAAACTTCTGCTGAAATTGACCAATGCAATCGCCAGCTCGCCCTCTCCCAGACAAGCTGGAAATCCGCGGGCGAAGCCATTCAGGCCAGCCAGCGCAGCATTGCGTCCATCGGCAAGCAACTGAAAACCGCCGAGAGCAGCTATCGTCTGGCTGCGGCGGGTGTGAAGGATTTTGATAAATCCGCTGCCGGGCTGACCGCGAAGATGACGCTGCTTCAGGAAAAACTGGGGCTGCAGCAGAAAGCGGTCGCTGAATATGAAAAGACG